CTTAGCAGCACCGCCAGCCTTGTCAGCAGCTCCACCAGCATCATCCACAGCATCAGCCATGTCGCCAGCTCCACCACCAGCCCCTTGCATATTGTCCGCAAGGTTCCCGACAGCATCGGCGGTCTCTTGTATTCCACTACCAGCTTGTGACTTCTTGCCCGTTAAGAGCTCAGTAAGAGCCCTAAATGCGTTCCCGACAGTCAAGAGCTTACTTAGTAGGAAGTTAAGAACTTGAATCACAGGCGTGAACAGATTGATGAGTCCTTGCCCAACGGATGCCATGAACGATTGGAATTGAAGTTTCATGATCCGCACTTGGTTCGCCCATGAATCGCTCGTTCTTGCAAAGTCACCACTTGCAAGAGCTAACTGACTCTGAACGAATGCGAATCTTAGAGCCACTTTCTCAGCTTCAGACATCTCAGCGGTGGTCTTTCCAAATCCATTCGCCATTGCGTATGCATCGAGGGCTGTTTGTGTCATTACGACCCCTAAATCCTTCAATGTTTCGGTCTCACCTGTGAATACAGATTTCAATTTAGTGTACGCCTCGTCTTGGCTTATGTTGTAGAACGATGCTACATCCCCCGCCAAGCTCGTCAACGCTGTGGACATCTCATAGGCTTGTTGTTCGCTGAATCCAAAAGCCTTGGACATTGCACCGAATGTCCCTGTGTAGCGTTTAGCCATCGTCTCAGACAATCCCGATGCGTACATTGCCGATTTTGCGAATTCGTCAACTTGTTTCGACATCTTTGGGAATGCCACATCAACCACGTTTTGAACCTCGTTCAAGTCGGACCCGAGCTTGATTGCCTCAGAACCGAAATCAATGAGTTTCTTGACCGCAAACGCACCAGCGAGCACTTTCGCAAAGCCCATGACCTTTTGTTGGATTCCATTCAATTGGTTCGTGAATCCTTGTTGATTCACGACCAATCCCAATTCAACATCGCCGATTTTAGTTGCCATTTGTCCACCTCCTTCTTACTACCATTCAGAAAATGCTTGTTGAAGTTCCTTAAGAACCGCATCAAGCTCTTCTTGTGTTCGTTGTTTTGCTCGTTTATTTCGCCACTCGTCTCGGATTCGATGTTGCCCCTGTGAGAACGATTCGAGCATTTTTGGGTCGTCCTCGCTTCGAATTTGGATAATTCGTCCAAGAGGAGTCTCCGATGAAAGTCCAGAGACTAGAGCTCTGAATTCTTTCCATTTCATTTCTTTAAAATCATAAGAATAGAACGAGATGCCATATTGCGTTCTAAATGATGAGACCATCAAGTCCCAGTCCTCAAAAATGTCGTAATATGGCTCACCTATTCCCCCGCTTCTTGGTCTCCTACAATCAAATTGATTGCCTCACGAATGAGAGCCATCCAGCTTTTTAGATTTAAACTTAATTTTTCAATCTTCACACGGTCTTGTTCGTTGAAGATGATTTCATACAAGCTCTTCATTTGGGCAACAGTCGGATCCCCATCAACGCCACTCATCACTTCCATGAGCTTGAGTGCTGTTGGAGCTGAATCATCTACTTCGATGGTTACGTTCTTGATTTTGATTTTTGGTTTTGATTCAAAGTTTAGTTGTTCTGTGATGTCGATAATCTTACCCATTATTCAAATACCTCGCTTTTCATTGTTGTGAATACTTCTGTCGTTTCTGTCTCTTCTACTTCACCGATAAGTGGAACACCAATTCGATTGTGTTCGGTCGTCAATTCGTGGATTCGTTCATCCGTCATTCCTGTTGTATCGAATTCATCACCGACTTTGTATTCCTTGCGAGTTTCCGCATCGATGAAGTTGATTAGTGCTTTATGCATTAGTTTTCCTCCTTGCCAAATAAAAAAGAGGGGCGATGTTCACCCCTCCACTCGTTTTCGTGATTCTTAGCCTGCCGCTGTATATTCTGGTTTACCATTTGACATGATATCAAATGATAGTGGTGCGGCTGCTGTACTGTCACCAGACATGAAGTCTTTGATGTTGATTACAGCTTCTTTGAAGACTAATTTGGATCCGTCTGGGAATGTCCATTGGAAGTCTTTTTCAGCATCACGACCGTTCTTCAATGCGATAGCAGCAATTGCATCGTTACCAGTATCACCGATGTGTCGTTTGCCCGATACTGAGATTGTGACTGATTTAGCTGTCATCAAGCGGCGTTTCCATCCTTTATGTTCGAATGGAGACCATTCTTCAACACCATTGTCGAATGATACTGAAAAGCTTTCTAATTCTTTGATTTCTGTCCAAGTTGGAGCATCTTTAGTCCCTGTGTTTACTTGGAATTGGTTTTCATAGACGGGGAATACCCCTGTTCTTTTTTCTGCCATTTTTATTCCTCACTTTCTAGTTTGTAATAGATATCTAATTCGATGACACGCTCATACACGTTATTGTCATCAGTTCCAACATCGATAGGCTCGTTCGATAAGAGTCGAATCATTTGGATTGGAGTATCACCAATCACCACGTTCTCAGCCTTTAGAATTTGGTTGAAGAGGTAGTTCGCTCGCTTTTCTGTTTCGTTCGCATTCTGATTGTGATGAATCAAGATGCTGACCGATTTCACATCATAACTTGCCAAATTCCTCCCACCAATAGCGATTCGTGGTTCGACATTCGTCTTGCGTTGATAGACTCCAATGCTATACATTTTCTTATTATCGAGCTTCCCGATGTAATAGTTTTGAGCTGCGTGATAGGATTCCAACCAATCTCGCACTTCTGCCAATGTTATCATCTTCACACCCCCGATATTTTCTTGTATAAAGCAGCATAAGCCTTCTTGATGTCCTCTTGTTTCGAACCTTCCACCCAGTCATCCATCCACTTGCCTCGAGCGTGTGGATTCGTGCTCGTGTTGAAGTTGTATTCGGGATGAAAATATAATCTTCTTGCGTAGGGCGTTGAGTGTGTCAAAGATACTCGACCACTACTTGAACCCGAGTAATCGACCGAGAACGCCTCACCTTGCAATGTACCGTCTCTAAACGGGACCACTTGGGCGCTTACGATTTCTGTGTGTAAATACTCGCCAGTTTGCTCCAACGCTTGAATTTGAGCCTTTTTGAGCCTTCCAATGACTCCGAAGTCGAACTTCACCCGACTATTTGCATGAATCATCGTCCGTCACTCCAATCCGAGATACGTGTAATTCACAGAACCGTCCGGATTGCGTGATTTTCGAGTGTCAGCAATCTTTCGCTCTTCTCCGTGGATATTTACACTCCCACCACTCAAAGTCGCCAAATTAGGGGCAATATCGCCCGAAAACAATGCCGACCCTGTAATCTTCACAATCTTCTGTTGATCCGTGAGCACGGTCACGACCTTGTCTTGATAATTGCAACGCAAATCGGCTTCAAATGCCTTGATTGGTTCGCCATCCTTCGACACGCCTTCGCTTTGTACCATCACATGGATTGGAGTCTTGCAAAATTGTGGTAGAACTAAACTTGGAAAATGCATCAAATCACCTTCCTTGTAAGTCCACTTTGATTCAACAATTCGAATGTGCTTCGCTTCATTGCGATTCCATTCATCGTGACTACATTCCAAGAATCACCAAAATTCATCGACACTCCATTGATGGAATACGATGAAAGAGCGGTCTCGATTAAGTCCTTGTTTTCAATCATGAAGTCAGCCATTTGGCAACACACCTCACGAACGACCGATTGTTGGAATGGAGTGAGATTTTCAAACCCCACTCCAACGATTCGGTTGAATGTTAGTGTGTCGATATGCTGACTTGCTGTCTTCAAGATGCGATTGAGATTTTCTGGAGTGTGAGTTCCAAGATATTCGTTCTTGTAGAACGTTTCATCAGCATATATCATGACTACTCACCCGCTTCTTCTGTTTCTTCAGCGGTTTCGTTCCCTTTGTTGTTTCCTTTGCGGTTTCCTTTTTTGCTTAATTCCAACACTTTTGCTTCTAATTCGACAATTTTGTCGAGAGCTTCATTGTAAGTGGATGAATCCACTTTGTGAGTACCCGAATCGATTTTAGTATGATTTTCATCATAGATGTCGAATCCTCTTGATTTGTAGTACTCTTTTTCTAATTCGGTGATTGTATAAACTTTGTTACCTTTTTCTGCTGTATACATTCAAATACCTCCTTTTCGATTACGCTTGAGCGTTGATGTAGATACCATTCGCACGATTCTTGACAAGGAATGCATCCATGTAGAAGCGTGATTGTAGTAAGTAGTTGTCAGCTGTTCTTGAATCTTCACCCGGTTCGAATGCGTTGATGTAAGAGTATTTGTCACGAGCGATGACAGCTGTTGGATGTACTAAGATGAAGTTGATTTGTTTAGCATCAGCAGCAGCAACACATCCTTCAGTGAAGTTGTATTTTGATTTCAAGCGAGCAGATTGCACCACTTTAATCTTCACATCATCTAAGTCGTAAATAGAGCGTTTAACTGAGCCCTCGCCAGTAACTCCCATCACACGTTGGATGTCTTTGGCTTCTTTCAATAATTTGTTCACTTTTGGAGTAACGTATAATAAACGACCAGCACCCGGAACACCAGCTTCATCCATTTTTTCCATGGCTGAATCAAATTGTTCCAAAATGTTTTCAGCTGTAAGAGCCTCAGTTGAGATTGTTGCTCCATTTGCTGCGTAAGTAGTAGCTTCATCGTACAATTTAGAGAACACATAGCTGTCCTTCTCTGGAATTGTTTGTTCTTCTTCTAATGTGTTTTGTACGTTACCGATAGAAACAGTTTTATTTGTTTCGTCCACATCCATTGGGTCGATTACGAATTCGATTGAACGGTCATGAGCTAATTTCTTAGGTTCCCATTCGTTTGTGATTGTGCCTTGGTTGAATCCTAATGAGCCACGAGTGTGGTCTTTGTAACCTGATAATGTGATGCTTGGTAATTTGATTGTTTGAGCATCGATGAATTTAACTTGTTTGTTTGATTGGAATAGTTCAAAAGATGCCAATTCTTTTGCGTATTTTTGCTCTAATGCTGGAGCGAATGTTTCTGCGTATTTTAATACCATAATTTATTTACCTCTTTTCTTTTTTTAAACTCCA